AAGACGCCACGATAACAGAAGAAAAAGCAAAAAATGAAAGGATGTGGAAAAATGTTTGAAACAGGCGAATATGTTGTGTATGGCCGTACCGGAATCTGCCAGGTGACGGGAGTTACTACAATGAAGATGGACGGTTCCTCCTCGGAGAGACTTTATTATATATTAAGGCCGGGAGGGGAGACGGAAGGAAAGATTTTTACACCGGTGGAAGGCGGGAAACAGGTTCTCCGTGGAATCATTACAAAAGAAGAAGCTGAGAAAATAGCAAAAAGTAAAGCATTGGAAGACATTGATTACAACAATTGTGATTGTGATACTGGCTATCCAATAGTGTATTGTTGTCTTGAGGAGGAATTATGAGTAAATCAGTATTAGTGATAGATACGCCAGAATCTTGTGAGGGTTGCTGTATGTTTTGCTATACCTATCACAGATTTCAGTGTTTAATAACTGGTAAAACAATTGAAAATTCAACTGATAGACCTGAGCGGTGTCCAATGCGACCGTTACCAGATAAAATCAAAACACCAAAACTTACAAGCGGTTATGACCTTGGATATAAAGATGGATATGATAAGTGCTTGGCTGAGATTACAGGAGAGGTGAAATAGATGATTGATCTAGCGAATAAATGTGTATTAATCAGAACACATGAAGAGTATGAAAATATTCTGAAAGCAGCAAAAAAACAAGGATATAGATGGTACGGCGGAAAAGAAACGTATCCATATCCCTTTGAAGAGCAGCAGATCCCGGATATATTAAAGTTCTATGGCAATAAAGAACTAACAAGAAATGCCAGCCTTACACTGGGATATGACCTTACACTGGGATATGAATTAGTAGAAGCATCAGACTTAACTGAAAATGAGAAGAAGATCAAAGATGCTATAAACCTTGTCAGAACGTTCGCTAAATACCCAGGCAGAACAGTATTGACGGATACATTCATTGAATCGTTGAAGTTACTTGCAGATACTGTAGAAAGTCAGATGGAAGAGGTGAAATAGATGGAGAGATTAACAGATTATTCAGACGATGAATGCACATATATCATTGGCGTTGGGAATAAAACTTGCGAAGAATTTTGTAAAAACGCAGTAGATGGATGCAAGAATTGCTATATCCAACAAGTGTTTAAAAAACTTGCTGACTATGAAGACTTGGAAGACCAGGGCTTGTTTGTAAGACTGCCGTGTAAGATTGGAGACACGGTTTATAGAGTAAATGCCGGAGCCAAGCAACCGATTATTTCGATGAATGTTAAAGAAATTCATTTTCTCTGTTACAAAAATGAACGTGCTGTAAGGTTTGACGCAATAGGCAAAGAAGATATGGGAGAAAGTTGCTACCGTTTAGAAGATATTGGAAGAATAGTATTTCTCACCCGCGAAGAAGCCGAGAAGAAGTTGGAGGAGATGAAGAAATGAAAGTAAAAGATGTGATAAAGGCAACAAAAATAGAAGGACCTGGGGTAGATATATGTATTAACAAAGTTTTGAATTTTCGCCTCTATGCTTACAATAATGGTAAAGTTGCATGGATGAAACTTCCACAAGACATAGAAAAAAGAATATTGAATTTGAATGTTGATTCTTATAAAATAACATCTTATTCAAAAGAATCAGTTTATGTGAATATTGAGACAACAGACATAAATAAAGACGGGATATTTATTCGAAATTAGCAAATTCGAGAGAATCAGAAAGGATGAAGAAAAATGATTGATAGTTTAATAGCATTTACATTTGGAATAATATTCGGGTCATTTGGCACTATTTTCTTGGTTGCACATTTTAGCGGCAAGCGTAAATAGCAATGAAAAGGAGTGATGATATGCGTACAAGGCAAAAGTCACTTGTTGATTTTGGCGTATATCCAGAAGATATTAACCGTTTAAAGGATATATGCCAGAAAGCTACACCAGAGCAGAGACACGATATTTTACACTGCTGCATAAGCTCTTGCCCGCCGGGGATTGAACTTTTGGTGTATGAATCTATTGTAACAAACAAATCCTATGACCGTATCATGAAAACGAAATACATACCGGCAAAGCGAGACGATTTCTACGCATACAAGCGCAAGGCAATGGCTATGTTTTATGATACTCTAAGAAAACTAAGAGAAATATAATACTACAATTAATATTAAAATGTGGGGACAAATTTTTCTGCCATGTATGGTAATATAGTATATATCTATGACTATATGCCATATGTGGCAGTTTTTTGTTTGGAGGTGAGAACGTGGGAATGCCAATGGGAAAACCACCCATGTATAAAACGGTGGATGAAATTGAAAAAAAAATCGAAAAATATTTTGAGTATTGTAAAGGATATCCTTTAACTGATAGCAAAGGCAAACAAATGTTTAATAAATTCGGGTCTCCCGTTTTTGTAGACGTTCACCCTCCGACCGTTACAGGACTTGCTCTGGCCCTTGGATTTACAAGCAGACAGGCTCTTTTAAACTATCAAGCAAAACCAGAGTTTGTTGACACGATTACGCGCGCGAAAGCAAGAGTAGAACAGTATGCAGAAGAACGACTGTTTGATCGTGATGGTTCCAATGGTGCTCAGTTTAGTCTTAGAAACAACTTCAAGGGTTGGGACGCTGACAAGAAAAATGATGATTTCGGAGACGGAAAGATTACGATTGTGAACAATATTCCAAGACCGGAGAAACAGGATGGAAAGTAACGCTATCAAACTGAATGAGATTGTGGCACCAGCATTTTACAATGTGTTTTGGGATATTTTAGATGGTAAACACACTTACTATGATCTGTACGGTGGACGTGGATCCACAAAATCATCTTTTGTAGGCGGCATGATTCCGTTTCAGATGATGCAGGATGCAGAGAATGGCTTAATGTCAAATGCTGTAATCTTTCGGAAAGTCGGTAATACGCTCAGAGAATCTGTGTATGAACAGATCGCATGGGGAATTGATGCGCTTGGAGCAAGTGATTTATGGGCTGACAGTTTAAGTCCTATGCAATATGTGTATAAGCCAACAGGACAAAAGATCATATTCAGAGGACTGGATAAAGCTAAGAAAACAAAGTCCATAAAAGTAAAAAAAGGATATTTCAAGTACCTTTGGTTTGAGGAGCTTGATGAGTTTGCCGGAATTGAAGAAATCCGTACAGTTCAACAGTCTGTACTTCGTGGTGGAAGCAAATTTGAAGTATTTAAGACATTTAATCCACCGATCAGCCGGAGCAACTGGGCGAACGTGTATGTGGAGGAACCGAGAGTTGACAGCTACAGACACAAGAGCGATTATAGATCAGTTCCTGTTGAATGGCTTGGTCAGCAATTTATTGATGATGCAGAGCATCTGAAGAAAACAAATCAGAGAGCTTACGACCATGAATATCTCGGTCTTCCTGTTGGACTTGGAACAAATATTTTCGAACTGTTAGAAATTCGAAAAATTACAGATGAAGAGATTCAGAGCTTTCAAAGTATCTACCAGGGACAGGACTGGGGGTGGTATCCAGATCCTAAAGCATTTCTCCGTGTAGCTTATGTTCCTAATCAGGAAAAAGTTTTTTTATTAGACGAACTTGGAGGCTCCAAGATAAGAAACAAGGAAATGGCTAACCAGATAAAGAAAAAAGGATATGATGATTATTCAATATCTTGCGGAGTTGATGAAGAAGAAAGCATTATTGACTTCCGAGATGCAGGGCTTCCAGCACGTAGGGCCATTGTTACACCGGGAAGCCGCAAATATACTTTTGAGTGGTTACAGTGCCGAACATTAGTCATTGATCCGGCACGAACGCCTAGAGCATACAAGGAAATTATCAATTATGAGCATGAAGTAGATAGCAATGGAGAAGTGATTGCAGATTATCCAGATGGCAACGATCACTGGATAGATTCTCTCAGATACGCAACCAGTCCATTGTCGATGAGAAGGGGGCACAGTGCATAAAATGTTAGATAGGTACTTTTCAGATAAAATAAATAAATTCTTAAGCGTCGGTTTAAAAATATATGGATCATCTGACATTAACGAAATCTTAAAAGTTGTAGAATATGAAGACATTATTGTGCGAGATACTTCTGTAAGATGGATGGATTTTAAAAGGTAGATTAAATGGGACTTATAACAACACTGAAAAGGTGGTTTAACATGATTTTTAAAAAGCAAGCCGAAGAGGACTTTAATATCCAGGCGGCAGAGTTTCCAGAAATGGAATCACTGATTAATAAATGTGCGAACATATATCGAGGCGTTCCATACTGGCTAGATGATAAGAATAACATCAAGACGATTAATTTTGCTAAATCTGTGTGTTCTGAGACTGCCAGACTTGCAACACTGGCGATTGGCATTCAGATTGACGGTTCCGCAAGGGCTACGTGGCTACAGGAGCAGATAGACAAGGTATATTTCCAAATCCGGCACTGGGTAGAATATGGCTGTGCTTACGGAACCGTGTTCATTAAGCCGAACGGTGAGAGCCTTGACGTATTTACACCGGCTGATGCGATGATTGTAGATTACGACAATCAAGAAATTAAAGGGATTATATTCAAGGACTCTTATACGGTTGGACGGAAATACTACACAAGGCTCGAATATCATAGATTTGTCGAGACCACCGTGGACGGAGTGACAACCTATCCGTACTATGTATCTAATAGAGCCTATGTGTCGAAATCTCCTCAGTCAATCGGTGACAGAATCGACCTCAAACAGACCAAATGGGCTGACCTCATGGCAGACACTCCGCCGATTCTTAAGGCGAACGGTGAGAAGCTGGACGGGCCTCTGTACGGAGTACTGCGGACACCGCAGGCGAATAACGTGGATATTAACGCACCATTGGGTTTGCCAATATTTGCCGAAGCCATTGAGGAGTTAAAAGACCTCGATATTGCATACAGCAGAAATGCAAAAGAAATCCTTGATTCTAAGCGGACTGTTCTAGCAGATGACAGATTGTTGATGCCGAGTGGATCACCAGTAGCAGCTATGACACCGCAGGCCATGGAGCACAGATGCAAAGAAATGAGCTTGCCGGATTATGTGAAAAATGTATTCGGACAGGATGAAAAAGAGTTTTATCAAGAAATCAATCCGATTCTCAACACAGATACCCGTATAAGCGGCATAAACGCTCTTTTAAGCCAGTTGGGATATAAGATTGGATTCTCTAACGGATACTTTGTTTTTAACGAATCTAGTGGCATTCAGACAGCTACAGGAGTGGAAGCGGAACAGCAGAGGACAGTACAGTTCGTCAAAGATGTAAGGGATAAGTTAGAGTCTTGCCTAGATGAAGTTATTTACGCATTGAACGTTTACGCTGATCTGTACGGACTTGCACCTGTTGGAGCCTATAAAGTAAATTATGACTTTGGCGATATTCTGTATGTGCGTGAAAACGACCGTGCAAGATGGTGGCAGTATGTGACAACTGGTAAAGTTCCTGCATGGATGTACTTTGTAAAGTTTGAAGGATTCAGTGAAGAGGATGCGAAAACTCTCGCAGATGAAGCGAATAAGGAAAACAAAGCAAGCGGATTATTTGGGGATGAATAGCCTATGAAGATCAATAATCATGTTGGAAATGTACATATCAAATTCGATACAAAGCGAATTGACAGCAATTTGAAAGAAGCGCAAGCGAAACTGAACATGCAGATTGTAGCGGACTGCGAGCCTTATGTACCTTTCCAGCAAGGAGCATTGAGAAGTAGCGTAAGATACCCGCAGGGAATTGACGGTGGCGAGATTGAATATAATACTCCTTACGCTCATTATCTGTACACGGGCGAGGTATATGGTCCGAATATTCCGCTCAAGGATGCACAAGGCAATATTATCGGATGGACATCTCCACCTAAAAAATCACCCACAGGGAGAAGATTACAATACCATACACCAGGAACGTCCGATCACTGGTTTGATCGTGCTAAGCAGGAACATCTATCTGATTGGGTGCGGCTTGTAAAAGAAACGGCAGGTGGTAAATAATGCTTCCACCAGAGTATTTCCACGGAAAAGAAAAAAGGATCCTTGTGATTTATCAGGAACTGGAAGATTTCATTATGACGGATATTTCCCGGCGCATTCTACAGACTGGCGGTATGACTGCCACAGCTGATCGGCTTATCTGGAAGCTCACGCAAATGGGAGAAAGCAGAGCCGCCATTGAACAGAAACTGCAGAAGCTTACAAAAATGACACAGCCAGAGCTTAGACGGATCCTGCAAAATGCCGTGATGACATCTTGGGATAATGATAAAGATATCCTTTTAGGGATTGACGAGAATATAAGTCCGCCATTGCAAAATCCAGAAGTCATTGCTGTGATGGACGCAGAATTTAAAAAGACATTAGGAGAGCTTAGCAACCTGAGTAGGACTACCATAAATCAATCTCAGCGTGATCTAATTAATCTGCTGGACAAAGCCGAAATCCGTGTTTCTTCCGGCGTGCAATCTTACACCTCTGCAATTTGTGATGTGTTGGACAATTATGCCAAAAAAGGAATTATGGTGGATTATCCAACAAGCGGTGCAAAAAGAACCCTTGAAGCAGCTGTGAGGTGCTGCGTAGTAACAAGTATGAACCAGACAGCGGCGCAGATCACTAATCAGTATATTGTGCAGGAAAAGACAAATTACGTCCTCGTATCAGCCCATCTGGGAGCTAGAACAGCACAGAAAGGACAGACTCCTTGCGGAGATCATTCGTCCTGGCAGGGAAAACCTTACTCAATAGTTGGATCGGAACCGGGATATCCAAATCTTTTGGAGAGTACCGGATATGATATAAGTCCGAAAACCGGACAAGGAACCGTTGTGGATCCGCACGGACTGCATGGGTGGAATTGCAAGCATAGTCACCAACCATGGGCAAAAGGATTGCGGAATCCCTGGGCAGACGAGCACAAGATTGATTCTGAAGAGAATAAGAAGATCTACGAAGATACCCAGAAGCAGCGAGCTATGGAGCGCTCTATTAGAGCAACTAAACGCCAGCTGATAATGAAGAACGAAGAAATCAACTCAGACGATATACCAGACTCTGAAAAAGAAAAACTTAGATCAGAATATGATCGAATGGCTTTTAAGTTGACTGAACAGAATAAGGCATACAATAAATTCTGCCAGGACAACAACCTTGCAGCACAATATTACCGAAACAAGGTAGCAGACTTTGGATATAAGCAGCAGTCCAGGGCAAATGCAGGGGCAAAAAGATTTATGAGGGCAAAGTGAGGTAGATATGGAAAGATGGGTATATTTTAATCCGAATCCAGCCGGGAATCGTGTAGGTGACTGTGCTGTCCGGGCGATATGCAAGGCGTTAGAGCTTGACTGGGAGACGGTATTTACAGGATTAATGGTATATGCTTGCTCACTATCCGATATGCCAAGCGCAAATTACGTATGGGGTTCATACCTGGCAAAGCAAGGATTCCATAGAAAGCTAGTGGAGCAGTCGGAGAGGTATATTTATACAGTAAATGACTTCTGCGCAGATCATCCGAACGGCACGTACATTCTCTGCATAGATGGCCATGTGGTGACGGTACAAGACGGCAAATATTATGATACATGGAATAGTGGTAATGAGATCCCGGTATATTACTGGGAAAAGGAGTAGCTAAATGAGCATACAGGAATTTATCCAATTTTTTCTTTCAATTTGTGGAGGGGTATCAATTATTGGAGGGGCAGCAGCTGTAATCCTTAAGTGGATTGCTCCGGCATTCCGACTCAACAAGCGAGTTGAGACACTGGAAGAACATGATAAGCGAGATTACGAGAGTCTTCAGAGGATTGCGGAACGTGATTCATTGATTCTGGAAGTGTTATCAACCATGCTGGATAGTCAGATCAGTGGGAATAATGTGGAAGAATTAAAAAAAACAAAACAGAAGCTTACAAATTATCTTGCACAGAATCAGCGTTAATTGCATTAATAAGAGGTATTCTCATGAAATTATATGTGTTCACAAAGAAAGATATAGACAGATTCTTAGTAGAGTGTAATTTTACACCGGATGAAGAAAGATTGTTCCGGTTGAGATGTAAAGAATACACGCTTGAATACTGTGCTGAACAGATGAACGTGAGCATATCTACGGCGAAACGATTAAGCCGCCGAGTAAACAATAAAATAATCAAAGTGTGCTGATACTTTTTGGATACTAATTAGAGCCAGAAACGACCTGTTTCCGGTTCTTTTTTTATGTAAAAATATAATCAGAAAGGCGGTGTATAAGATGGCATTATATAACAATCCTTATCAATATAGTTTTGGCGTTCCTGGGCAGATGAACCAGTTCCAGCAACAGCCTGTCCAGATGCCGGCTCAACCAGTACAGCAACCCCAACAGAATAATAGCGGTATCCTGTGGGTATCCGGCGAAGTCGGCGCAAAATCCTATCTGGTAGCCCCCGGGACAAGTGTTTTACTAATGGATTCAGAATCAGAAAAATTCTTTATAAAATCCACAGACGTTTCCGGTATGCCACAGCCATTACGGACGTTTGAATACCATGAAATAGGCACTCAGATGCCGCCTAAACAGCCTGTTCAGAACATGGACAGTAAATATGTTACTCGACAGGAATACGATGATTTAAAAGGCAAATACGAAGCTATCATAAACCGATTAAATTCATTTTCTGAACCTGTTAGGGCTAATACCGTACAGGAATCAGCGACCAAGGGAGGAAATGCAGATGAGTAATCCATTATTTAACGTACTTGGCGGCGGGATGCCGCAGGGAAACGGACCAATGCAGATGATACAGCAGTTTATGCAGTTTAGGCAGAACTTTAAGGGGGACCCGAAAGCAGAAGTTGAGAAGATGCTGCAGTCTGGACGGATTTCTCAGCAGCAACTTAATCAGGTCCAACAGATGGCAGGACAATTCCAACACATGTTGAAAGGAATGAAATAGTACATTACAATCTGGCCAGATTGATGTAAATACAAAAAAGGAGATTATATTATGGATGGAAATTATAGCTTAGCAGATATTGCCGCTGCTACTGGAAACGGTAGAAATAATGACGGCATGTTTGGTGGAGATGGTAGCTGGTGGATTATTGTTTTATTTATTTTTGCTTTCTTCGGATGGGGAAACAACGGATGGGGCAATAACGGCAACGGCGGCGGATATACGGCCACGGCAGCTACTCAGGCAGACATTCAGAGAGGATTTGACAATTCCGCAGTAATTAGCAAACTTGACGGAATCAATAACGGCCTGTGTGATGGATTCTATGCCATGAATAATGGTATGCTTACCGGATTTAATGGAATCAACACAAACATCATGCAGACCGGCTTTGGCATTCAGCAGGCTATTAACGCTGACACCGTAGCGAATATGCAGAATACCAATGCACTCCAGGCGCAGCTTGCAAACTGCTGCTGCGAAACCAGAGAAGCAATCCAGGGCGTGAATTACAACATGGCTCAGAATACCTGTGCACTCCAGAACACCATGAACAGCAACACAAGAGATATCATTGACAGCCAGAACGCTGGAACAAGAGCGATTCTTGACTATCTCTGCAATGAAAAGATTTCTAACCTTCAGGCTGAAAACAATGACCTCAGACGTGCCGCTTCTCAGGATCGCCAGAGTGCGCTTCTCACAACTGCAATGGCTTCTCAGACACAGCAGCTCATTAATGCGATTAATCCAGCACCGATTCCGGCTTACCAGGTACCGAACCCGAACACATATTACGGATGTGGATGCAACACTGGATGTAATTGCTGATAACTTCATATCGAGAGTATCTTTCGATTGATTTCGGATGTCGGCTTATGCCGTATTACACAGAGGGGCAGGCTGGAACCTGTCCTTTTTGTGATATGAAAGGAGTATTTTTATGGCAGAATTTACAAATGTAGCTGCTCAGACTGTAGCAGCAAATGGAAACGTAGTATTTTCAAACACAGCAGTTAAAGGCTCTAACTGCATTCAGCACAGAGAAGGAAGCGGAATCATCACTCTGAGAGGACTGACTAACCAGTGCAAAGCGAGATTCTTTGTGGATTTTTCTGGTAATATCGCAATTCCAACAGGCGGTACTGTCGGAGCTATTTCTCTGGCTATTGCAATCTCTGGTGAGCCGGTTCTTTCTTCTCAGATGATTTCCACACCGGCAGCAGTAGACCAGTACAATAATGTGTCCTCTGGCATCTATATTGATGTACCTCGTGGATGTTGCGTTAATGTTGCAGTAGAGAACACAAGCGATCAGGCTGTTTCTGTTGCGAACGCAAATATTGTCGTGACTAGAGAAGCGTAGGAGGTGCAGTTATGAGAGATATTAAAGACTTATGTGCAAGAATTGAAGACGAACTGTCCAAAATCGCAGATAGTGGGCTGACCACTGGAAACTTGGAAATGACATACAAGCTGATTGATATGTACAAAGATATAAAGAACACGCAGTACTGGGATAAGAAAGCGGAGTATTACAACGCCGTCCTTGATGAAATGCGTAGCGGATACAATGACGATTACAGCGAACGTGGAAGAAAGCGCGGCGGCATGGGGAGATACAGCCGCAGCGATGGAAGAATGATGTACCCGGATTATGATCGCGGCAGCTCTTACGGCGATGAAAGTCGCGACTACGGAACCGGAAGAGGAAATTACAGTCGATCTGATGGACGAGACACTTACAGTGACTATATGACACAGAAACAGAATTATCGTTCTGGAAAGTCTGAGGACTGCAAGAGGAAGATGCTTGCCGCTCTGGAAGAACATCTTGACGAACTTACTACAGAAATGAGCGATATGTCCAAGGATGCAGAGTGCCGGGAAGAGCGTGATCTTGTTAAAAGATACGTTGAAAAACTGAGAAGTATGCTTTGACTCTTGCAAATGTGGGGACAACTTTTTAAAAAAAATGTGATACTATAATCTTGCAAGGCATGGTGAACCTTGTAGGGCTTGCTGATTAGAAGTTTTTGCTTTCTTTTTCGTTTCATGTCCTCCTTTCTTTGTGAATATGTCCTTAAGAGAAACAGATTTGAGCGGAATCTGGAGGTTGAAAAGCGGATGCAATTTCCGGCATATTCATTAGCCGGTTTGACTGACTGGTAACACCTCTTTGTAAATGAAACAACATCTCCGTGAAAGTCGGATAGTGGCAGGCATAACACGATAAATACCTTGCTAACCCGGGAATCCGGGTTATATGGAATGTAGCTCAGTGGTAGAGCAGCTTACATATAGCGTGCCAGAGGTTCGATTCCTTTCATTCCATTATAGGTTTATCCTTATCCTGTGGACTGGAATTTAATTCAAATAGTCCCGAAAAGGTGTCTTCTGGGAAAGCGGTAACGATTGGCGGTGTTACGGCGGACTGTAAATCCGTCCCCTCGTGGTAAACATTATAGGTTCAATTCCTATCTTTCCCATGATTCAACATGTTGAAAAGGTTAACGCTTATCCTGTTAACTGCTGGGCAGTTCGAAAAGCGCAGTGAAATATAGCGCAGTTGGTAGAGCAACATCCGCATAGGGTGCGTGTCGGCGGTTCGATTCCGCCTATTTCATTACCTTGCCAGTGGTCTAACTGGCTTAATCCATTTACCTGCGGCGGCAGGTCAATAAACACGACCAGGAGGATATATATGCAGAAACTTATTGACACATTAAAATCATTTGGAATTGAAATCCCGGAGGATAAACAAGCAGATGTGAAAAAGGCGCTTTCTGAGAATTATAAGAACGCCAAGGAAGTTGCAAAAACTCTGTTAAAAGTTGAGGGAGAACGAGATAACTGGAAAGAACGTGCCGAGACAGCAGAGGAAACCTTAAAAGGTTTTGACGGTATCGACCCGGCGAACATTCAGACAGAGCTTGCTGGATGGAAGAAGAAGGCTGAGGACGCAGAGAAGGAATTCAATGCGAAAATCTATGACCGCGATTTCTCAGACGCACTTAAAACAGCACTTGATGATGTTAAATTTTCCAGTGAGGCTGCAAAGAAGTCTGTTATGGCAGACATCAAGGAAGCAGGATTGAAGCTGAAAGACGGTAAAATCCTTGGACTGAATGATTTGATTGAGCAGATGAAGCAGTCTGACGCATCCGCTTTTGTGGATGAATCTCAGCAGCAGGCTCAGCAGAACCAGGCAAGGTTTACTACTCATGTTGGACAGCAGCAGACACCGGGAAACATGACAAAGAAAGATATCGAAGCAATCAAAGACCCGTCCGAGAGACAGGCCGCAATCGCCCAGAATATCCAGTTATTCCAGTGATTTTTTTACACTGACTATACACCAGAGTATAGTTGCTAACCCAATACCTTAACAATTATGGGTAGAAAGGATTTTTATATGGCAGCAAAAGCTAATCTTATTATGAGCAATGATATCCAGGTCACAGCACGTGAGATTGACTTTGTTACCAGATTCGAAAGAAACTGGGAACACTTACGTGAAATCCTTGGTATCATGCGTCCAATCAAAAAGACACCCGGAGCGCTTCTTAAATCAAAATATGCAGAAGGTACATTACAGGATGGAAATGTTGGTGAGGGTGAAGAAATCCCTTACAGCAAATTCACTGTAAAAGAAAAGCCTTATGCAGAAATGAGTATTGAGAAGTACGCAAAGGCTGTATCTATCGAAGCGATCAAGGATCACGGTTATGAGAACGCCGTTCAGATGACCGATGATGAATTCCTTTTCCAACTTCAGACCAATGTTACTGAAAGATTTTACAACTATTTGAAAACAGGTACTCTCTCATTTACAGAAACCACTTTCCAGATGGCTCTGGCAATGGCTAAGGGTCGTGTAGAAAACAAATTCAAGCAGATGCACAGAAATGTGACTGGTGTTGTTGGATTCGTAAATATCCTGGATGTGTATGAGTATATCGGTGCAGCTGATATCACTATTCAGAACCAGTTCGGCTTCCAGTACATGAAAGACTTCCTGGGATTCAACACAATCTTCCTATTATCCGACAGTGAGATCCCGAGAGGAACAGTTATTGCTACACCTGTGGAGAACATCGTTCTTTACTACGTGGATCCGAACGAATCTGATTTCGCAAGAGCAGGACTTGTATACACTGTATCCGGTGAGACGAATCTGATCGGATTCCATACACAGGGCAACTACCACACAGCAGTGTCCGAAGCGTTCGCAATCATGGGACTTACTCTCTTTGCGGAGTACATTGACGCTATTGCTGTTGGAACTATCAACGCAACTCAGACACTTGGAACTCTCACTGTAAACTCCGCAGCGGGAAGTAAGAGTGGAGATACAAAAGTGACTGTTACTCCGGCAAAAGCAAACGCAGGAAATGTGTATAAGTACAAAGTTGCATCATCTGAGACTTCCGTAGACTACGGACAGAATGTAAAAAACTGGAGCGCGTGGGATGGAGAATCTGATATTACCGCAGCAACAGGGCAGGTAATCACAGTGGTTGAGTGTGACAGCACCTATAAGGCACTAAGCGCAGGACACGCGACTGTGACAGCAAAATGATGATCAAGTAGGAGGTAACTGGCATGGCTTATGCAGATTATAAATTCTATACAGAATCATTCGGCAATGTCGTGCCGGAAACCGATTTTTCACGTCTGGTGGAAAAAGCCAGTGATTTTGTGGACGCAATGACATTTGACAGGTTGGTGGATGGACTGCCGACAAATGAACGCTCACAGAAACGCATCAAAAAGGCAGTCTGTTCATTAGCTGAATTAATGTATCAGATTGAGCTTGCTGAAAAGAATGCTACCAATGCCGCCGTTAGTGGTACATCAACCACAATCGGGTCCGGTGGTAGCACAACAGGCATTGTAACATCTGTAAGTTCCGGCAGTGAATCCATCTCTTACGCCACACCACAGCAGATTGGAGCGAGTGCAAAAGAATGGAGTGCGGTGTATGCCACCGCTGGGGACGTACAGAAAACGAACGACTTACTTCTTAAGACGGCTTTACCGCTTCTGATGGGAGTAAGGACGGATGATGGAATACCAGTTCTTTATGCGGGGATGTAAACGAAATGAATACAGTAATGTGCTTTTTAACTGGCGGACACAGATTTAAAAGTCCTGCTGAATCAAAATGTAATGACAAAGAAAAGACTTGTACCATTACGGAAACTTGCTGTAAATGTGGAAAACAGTTTTCATTTACAGGCACATACAAACAGTTTGGTATTCCAGATGTGAGGTGAAAAGAATGGATATTTCAACATTAGGCTCATGCGGGGTGAAAGCATGAAATATGTGCGAATAAAACCGACTATAGTTGAAGCTATTCAATGTTTTACTACTCCAGAAAGTATAGCTCAAATCGAAAAGTTTGTTGGCGATTCGGTAGAAATTAATAACAACCTTAAATCACCACACATTAAGATTTCTACATATTCTGTTCTATTTAGAGATGGCGAAAGAGTTGATTTGGTAATCATAAATTCCGGAGACTACATATTGCGTGATGAAGAAGGGTATTTCAGCACAATGACAAAAGATGAATTTGAAAAAGAATTTAAGGAGGTGTTAGAGTAATGGAAGCATTATTTACAAATGTAACTCTGATTCTGGCAGTAATCAGTGTTTTAGCATTTTGCGTGTCTGTGATTACACAGGTGATTAAAAATGTAGGGTTTCTGTCGAAAATTCCGACAGATGCCTTGGTGCTTGTACTGTCTATCGGAATTACTGTAGCCGCTTTTGTAGCGTATATGCAGTATATCCACATGACAATCTTGTGGTATATGATTTTAGCAGCTATCATGGCTGGGTTTATTGTGGCGTTTATTTCCATGTTCGGATGGGAGAAAATTACGGAATTGTGGAAACGAACGTCCAAGGTTGATGTGGATAAGCTAAAAAAATAAATGATTAAGGAGAGGGTACCATGTACGAAAAAACAGTGACGATTTTTAATTATTATGAATCAGCCACAACAGGAGATGCGTACTGGTATCCTCATGTTTTATCCGGCGTTGACCTCATTACGGATAAAGGGGCAATCCTTAAGAAATACGGACCAGACGCAACTGACAACGCACAGTTACACATTCGATATACCGTCCAAAACGGCGATATAACCATTACTGATAAAGACGGCAAGATTCTTCCATTGGTGCCAGTTAAAGAGTGGAAAAGGCAGATTAACAACGCTCTGGAAGACACCATCACATTCTCGGATGAATCGTTCTTCTGGGAGGGCGAGTGGACTGGCGGAATAGTAACCGATGGTGATTACAGAAATGGATTTTATCAATACATGAACCAGAACAAGGACAATGTATTCAAAATTACAAGCGTGGGTGGACCGTACAGCCTGATTCCACACTTTGAAATATTAGGAAAGTAGGATGCAATATGGCGGATAAACCGATCGGCAAGGACGCAGAGGGATATGAGATTCTGACAGAAGCCATGAAAGCTCTGCTGAATCAGTATCCGGGGTTATATGAAAACGAAACAATCAAATATGAAGAACTGGGAACCGATAGCGGTATCTCGTTCTTTGCGGATACAGGAGCATTAATCTATTCAGAAAAAGAGGATGTATGTGGAACGATGCACCAGGTGTGCCAGTATCCGTTTATCGTGGTATATCGTACCGCATCTGAAAAGGAGCGCCAGAAGCTATCTGTTCAGAAGTTTCTGGACAACCTTGGAAAGTGGATTTGCCGGGAACCAGTCACAGTAGATGGCATTGAGACGCGCTTATCCGCGTTTCCAGAGCTTTCCAGAGGGCGAGTGATAAAACGCATCATTCGCGATAATTCCTACGGCACAGAGCCGCAGGAGAACGGCGTACAGGACTGGTTACTTCCAATCACAGTAAAATATGAATATGACTGGGAAAAATGGTGATTGCACCACTTAAATATAACAACTAACTGGCTATCAATTGGAGATAGTCGCTAACCTACACAGCCTTTTAAAAGTTATAGGCAGAAAGGACATTTCTATGGCAGTTACAGGCAAAATTGACCGTAAATACATGGCTCATTATATTGACGCAGGTTCCCTCTGTGGAGGACTGACGCCAAAATATGAGCGTCTTGGAAAAGATCTGGAAGAGTATAACGTAGAACTCAATCCAGATACTGAAACATCTAAAAACATTCTTGGAGAATCCACATTTAAACACAACGGCTATGAAGTTTCTTCTGACGCTGATCCGTTCTATGCAGACACTACTTCTGATCTGTTTACAGCGTTGCAGAAGATTGTAGATGGACGTCTCAAAGACGACAACCTCAAAACAAAAGCAGTTGAAGTTCATCTCTGGACAGAAGCTACAGCAGGCAAGTATGAAGCATACCAGCAGGATTGCTACGTTGTGCCGACCTCCTACGGCGGTGATACATCCGGCTATCAGATTCCATTTACTGTCAACTATGTTGGCGAACGTGTAAAAGGAAAATTTGATATCAGTTCCGGTACATTCACAGCTGACAGTGAATAAGCACATACACAAGGAGGATATGCTAAATGGCAAAAGTAATTAATACCAAAATTGATGATGGAATTCTCATTTTTACATTCACAAACAATGAAGACGAAGTTTTTTCTTCTTTCAAGCTGAATCCAACCGACATTAATGTAGCAGCACGTGCAGAAGAACTGACAGAATATTTTGAGCAGCTCAAAGATTCCATTCAGAAAGTCACTTCCGGTAAAGAGATGGCTGAACTCAATAAACAGATTGAAGACAAAATCAACTATCTGCTTGGATATGAAGCATCAAAAGACCTGTTCAAAGAGCCGATCACAGCAACCACTGTATTCGGAAATGGTCAGGTATTTGCTTACATTGTTCTGGATAAGATCGCAGAAGCAATCGCACCGGAAATTGAAAAGAGAAAGAAGAAAATGCAGACGGCAGTAAATAAGTACGTGGAGAAATATACAAAATGACCGCCTATGAGCTACCCACCTCACTGAACATAAGTGGGGTGGATTTTTCTATCAGAACGGATTTTCGCGCGATTATTGATATTCTCATAGCTATGAATGATCCAGAACTGGACGAGCAGGCGAAAGCAGTTGTTATGTTACAGATTCTGTTTGAGGACTGGCAGAGCATACCGGCTGAGTGCTTGGACGAAGCTTGCCAGAAAGCATCGGAGTTCATCGACTGCGGACAGTTGGACGATAATTCAAACCACCCGAAGCCCCGTTTAATGGACTGGGAACAGGACGGAGATATGATTGTGCCGGCTGTAAACAAGGTTGCCGGAAAAGAAATCAGATCTATACCATATATGCACTGGTGGACGTTTTTCGGATACTTTATGGAATCTGGTGAGTGCCTGTTTAACACAGTTGTTGGAATCCGGTCAAAAAAAGTAAAAGGCGAACGTCTGGATAAATGGGAAAAGAAATTCTATCAAGAAAATAAGAACATTATTGATATAAAAACACGTCTCAGCGAAGAAGAGCAAGCTTATAAAGATAAGCTGAATGAGATGTTGAACCTCAAATAGTTAGGAGGTGGACGCATGGCTGCTGATGGCTCAGTCATTATTGATACCAGAATGGACACATCGGGTGTGCAAAATGGCGTATCAGCTATAAAACAGTCATTTAACAGCCTTGGGAGTGCTGTAAAAAAAATCGGTCTGCTGATTGGTGGGGCTTTTGCTGTTGGTAAATTGGTACAGTTCGGCAAAGAGTGCGTTGCCCTTGGTTCCGACCTCGCAGAAGTTCAGAATGTGGTCGATGTTACATTTACAACCATGTCGGATAAGGTCAATGAATTTGCAAAGAACGCCATGACCTCAGCCGGACTGTCAGAGACAATGGCAAAAAGGTATGTCGGAACGTTCGGAGCAATGTCTAAGTCGTTCGGATTCTCAGAATCACAAGCTTACGACATGTCAACGGCTCTGACACAGCTAACTGGTGATGTGGCATCGTTCTACAACATTAGCCAGGACTTGGCTTATATCAAGCTGAAATCAGTGTTTACGGGTGAAACGGAAACATTAAAAGATTTGGGCGTGGTAATGACCCAGTCGGCACTTGACCAATATGCACTTGCAAATGGCTACGGTAAGACCACATCCGCCATGACCGAGCAGGAGAAAGTAGCTCTCCGTCTGGCTTTTGTGCAGAAGCAGTTATCAGCCGCATCTGGTGACTTCATCCGTACTTCTGACAGCTGGGCGAACCAAGTGCGAGTGATGCAGTTACAGCTGCAATCTCTCAAAGCAACAGTCGGACAGGGACTGATTAATATTTTCACACCTGTTCTGAAAATAATCAATATTTTACTTGGTAAACTGGCAACTCTGGCGAATGCTTTCAAAAGCTTCACAGAGCTTATCACTGGAAAGAAATCTTCTGGTCAGACAAGTGGAAGTGGAGCAGGTCTTGCCGGAACAGACGTGATTGCAGATACAGCAGATCAGTATGGACAGGCAGCAGATAATGCAGAACAGCTTACAGATGCCACAAATGACAATGCTAAGGCTACGAAAAAGGCAAATAAAGAAACAAAAAACTATCTTTCGTCACTTGATGAAGTTCACAAAGTCGCATCTACTGGTAGCAATTCATCTTCCACACCATCTTCATCTGGTGGAAGCGGAGGAGCAGGTAACAGCGGCATTCCGAGTTTAGTAGGAAATGTGGACTATGGTAATCTCGCAGAGGGCGAAACTGCACTTGACAAGATTAGTGATTCCGCAAAGAAACTTGCTGACCTGCTCAAAAAACTCTGGAAGCCATTTAAGGATGCTTGGAAAAAAGAGGGCAAGAATACTATTAATGCGGCAAAAACCGCACTTGATGGACTCAAAAAGCTCGCTGTAAGTGTAGGTAAAAGCCTTGTAGAGGTCTGGACAAACGGCACGGGCACAACGATGCTTACGACCATGCTGAAGATTGCTCAGAATGTGTTAAAAACAATTGGCGGCATCGCATTTGGATTTGCGGACGCATGGGCTAAAAACAGTGTAGGAACGCAGATTATACAGAATATTGCAAATGCTCTTGTAGTAGTTATGCAGTTTGTTGAGAAAATTGCAGAGGATACAGCGACATGGGCGGCGAACCTTAATTTCTATCCTCTACTGGAATCTATCAGTAATCTAACAAGTACATTTGCTCCAATTTTAGAATCCATCGGAAATGTTCTTGAATGGATCTATAACAATATTGTCCTCCCAATGCTGAAATGGCTGATTGAAACAGGAATTCCGACAGTGATTAACCTAGTATCTGATTTGGCTGGATTCTTTGCAGATCATCAATCAATCATTGAAGCATTCGGTGCGGCTTTGATTGGAGCATTTGCCGCTACAAAAATAGCAGGATTAGCTTCGAGTATTGGTAAAAGCATCAGTACGATCATGTTGTATGCAAAAGGCCTCATAGCATTAATGACTGGTTCCGGCGGAATTATAGGCGGTATTAAAGCTATTGCAACAGCTATCGGACCGGGGGGGATATTTGCTATTGCCGTTGGAGCTTGTATTGCGATTGGCGTATTACTGTACAAAAACTGGGACAAAATTAAAGAAGTTGCAGGGATCGTAGCATCTGCTGTTGTTGGCTTTTTTAAAACAATGGGCAAAGGTGTAAGTATGATTCTTTCTGATCTGAAAGAGACCGTTACTGGAATTTTGAATGCGATAGGAACACTTGTTTCAAATGTCGTTTCTTCGATAGTTAAATTTGTGACTTCAAAGACGCGAGAAATGGCAGAAGCGGCAACCAGAAAAATTAGCGACATGAAAGAAAAAGCTTCAACTTTATGGAACGGTATGAAAGCCAATGCAAGAGAAACCTGGGAGAATATCGTGACGATTGTGGGAAATAAAGTTGCAGCTATCCGCGATGCTATTGTAAACAAATTTACATCGGCAAGAGACAGAGTGGTGGAAATTTTTGGCGGTATCTGTGATACCATCCGGGATATTCTAAACAAAGTCATCGGAATTGCAAACAGCGCTATTGGAACTGTAAACAGTGCAATCGGCGGAATTGAATCAGCATTTACATTCGGACCGTGGAAGGTTCCAACTCCTTTTGGATCAAGGACAATTGGATTTACGGCTAATTTCCCAAGAGTTCCTACAATTCCATATCTTGCAAGCGGCGCGGTTATCCCACCTAGATCAGAGTTTCTGGCAGTACTTGGAGACCAGAAGAATGGGCGCAACCTGGAAGCCCCAGAAGACCTGTTAAGACAGATCGTGAGAGAGGAAACTGGCGGAAATCAGAGCAGTGGAGGAAATTACAGATTTATAGCGCAGTTGAACCGCAGAACGATATTTGATGAGATGATTGACGAAGCAAAGTTAAGACGTGACACAAGCGGTACGAATCCGTTTGAATTGGCGTAGGGGGTGAGAATGTGGCATTTTCAATAAGTAAATCAATAACTGATAGATATAAAATAAATGGGCTTCTCATCCCTCAGCCAGATGAGGATATGCAGTGTAGTTTTGAAACCACCTATTCAGAAGGAAGTAACCGAACTCAAAAAGGAGTTGCATTGATAACTCCACTTTTTACAGTAATCCAATACAGTTATAAGGCAACTAATGTGCCGGTTGACGAGAAATCAACTAATCTGGTAAATGCAATCATAAAAGGAAAACCATTTATTTTATATCATTGGCTGGCGCATAAAAACGAATGGCGATCAGAAAAATTTTATGTTGGAAAAATGCACTACAATATAAGGCGTGTTGGAGAGTATTACTCTGAGATATCGTTTAATATGCAGGGGGTGAATCCACTTGATTAATGTATCAAATACTTTTAAAGAAAAGTTGCAGGATGGTGAGCAAGTAATTGAAATCGTGGAGATCACCTTTGCTGACGGAACGACAAAGACACTTGAAAACGAGATTATGATCGGAAACAATGACTTTTCCGATTGTGCGGAGAGTAGCAGTTTTCCAGTCGGCGCTACAGTCTGCAAAACGATGAAACTTGAACTGGACAACACGGAGGATCAGTGGAAAAATTATAATTTCTATCAAGCTAAAGTACATGCCTATTTGAAGCTTCAAACTTCTGTTGCGGAATCAGCTAGCGAATCAATTTGGATGAATGATTTTTATGAGCCAATTCTCGATACTGATGGAAACAACATAATCCTTTCCAGAGCCGCTTCAGAAGGCAGATACGAGACAATTGATAAAGGTGTCTATACAATTACCACGCCAGAACAATACGGCGAAATATTGAGCTTTACGGCGCTAGACGACATGTATAAAACCAACGCTAAATATTATAGTGCTCTGACGCTTCCACAGCCGATTATGGCGCTGGTAAGAGACGCTTGCGAGAGTTTGAATATCCCTATGGGGTTTTCCTCTATGGCACATGGAAATGTAATTGTCACAGCACTCCCAGATAATATGACATTCCGACAATTGATCGGATGGGCGGCAATGCTAGAGACAGCAAACGCCAGAATTGACAACAGAGGTTATTTGCAGTTTATAAAATGGAATTTTGGAGCTGTCGAAAACGGCTCCTTAGTTCCGTTTAAATTAGAGGATTACGTGAGTAGTCCTACACTTTCCAGTGATGATATTGTAATTACTGGTATCAGAGTAAAAAACAAAGAATCTGAATCCCTGTTTGGAACTGCTGGATATGTGTTGGAGTTAGAAAACAATCTTCTGTCTGACAGTGACCTCGGAACTGTAGCGGCATGGATTGGCGGTAATCTGGTCGGGGCCAGATTCCGAAATCTGCAAGGGGATCTGATTTATAATCCTCTGTTAGAATTTGGTGATATGGCACGCAGTTTTGATCGAAACGGCAATGGATATCTTACACCAATCACTGATGTATCATCTCCGTTAAATGGCATTACCACTGTAAAAACGCAGGCAGATGATCCCATCCGAAATAGCAGCACATATATGTCGGAAGCTACAAAAGCACTGGTAGAAGCTAGACAACTTGTTAAGGATGAACGCACAGAGCGCGAAAAAGCCGTTGAAAGGCTTAATAATACGCTTAAAACTTCTGGTGGTTTATACATGACTGTAAAGCCACAGGATGATGGTAGCAATATCTATTATGCGCACAATAAGCCTACACTGGAAGAATCTGATATTGTATGGAAGTTTACGGCAGAAGCAATCGGCATTTCCATGGATGGAGGAAAGACATATCCTTATGGATTAAATATTAATGGAGAGCTTATTGCAAGGCTTCTGTATGCAGAGGGAATCAATGCAAGTTATATTAATGCCGGCGCGTTAGTCGTTCGTGACACAAACGGAAAGATTATTTTCTCAGCCGATATTGATAATAACCAGATTGTAATTGACGGCGCATCCGTGCGAATCGGTGCATCACCTTTGGACGGACTGTTAAACAGTATGCAAGGTCAGATTGACGGAAATATCAATACCTGGACCGGGTCTCCTGCACCTACACTTAGCAATTACCCGGCAAACGAGTGGCTAACTGATACAGAAATGAGTAAGCATGTAGGTGATCTGTATTATGATGGAGACAGCCATGCTTACAGATTCCGCAATGATGGAAAAGGGTATTACTGGGAAAGATTAAAAGATACGGACGTAACAAAAGCATTACAAGATTCCGAGGATGCTTTAGCGGCAGCTAAATCCGCGCAGGAAGCGGCAGCTCTTGCAAAGAATATGACATTGCAGTTGAGCAACGAATACCAGGGCATTTCTGTTGATTCTGACGGAAATTACGGAACATTTCCCGGCAATGTGAGTACGCAGGCAGTCGTGATGTACGGAACGCAGGATATTACATCTGATTGTAAATTTACAATTATCAAATCAGATAGCGTAACAGGATCCTGGAATAATGCGACCAAGACATACACAGTAACAGCATTATCCACTGACGATGGATGGGTAGACATCAAAGCAACATATATCAGTGTTTTATCAGTAGTTAAAAGATTTTCTCTGGCTAAAATTTATGCTGGGAAAAATGGTACAAATGGTGTTGACGGTCTCCAGGGACCAAAAGGAGACCAAGGCATACCGGGTCCACAAGGCGAAAAAGGGGAAACCGGTCCACAAGGTCCAAAAGGAGAACAGGGAATTGCCGGGGCACCAGGAACAGATGGGCGGACGCCGTATCTGCATATCAAATACGCTCCTGTCAAAAATCCAACATCTTCGCAACTTACTAAAACCCCAGATGTGTATATTGGTACATATACGGACTTTGAAATAAATGATAGTACAGATCCCAAAAAGTACACATGGGCGCAATTTAAAGGAGATCAAGGTGTACAGGGTCCAAAAGGTGAAAGTGGAAAACCATCTTATACATGGATGAAATATGCCTCAATGCCAAACGGCGAAGATATGTCGGATAGCCCAGATACCGTTCCATGGATTGATACAGATGGGAATACAATATGCGATACTGTAGGAAATCCAATCTATCTTGAGCCAGAATATGTTGCGTATATCGGAATTACAAATAATAAGGAAACGCCAACGGAAAGTGATGATCCGGCTGATTATACATGGACCCGATACAAAGGCGCTGATGGGGAAAACGGTTCTGATGGCAAGGATGGAGTAGACGGAAAAGATGGAAAAACAAGTTATACACACATTGCCTATGCGAATTCTGCGGATGGAAAAACAGATTTCTCTGTGTCGGACAGTAATCGTGAGTATATCGGTATGTATGCGGATTTTACCGAGCAAGATAGTACTAATCCAGATGATTACGCGTGGACACTTGTAAAAGGCGCGAATGGCTCACAAGGTATCCCTGGAAAAGCAGGTGCGGACGGAAAGACGCCATATTTCCACATAGCTTATGCGAATAGTGCTGACGGAAAAACTGGCTTTGATGTAGTTGTCAGTGCCGGAAAGCAGTATATTGGCCAATATACTGATTACGACACGCCGGATGATTCCATTGACCCGACAAAATATAGCTGGACGAAGATAAAAGGTGAACAGGGCGATAAAGGAGAGCAGGGTGTACCTGGCAGGACATATTTTATCGAGCTTTCATCTAATATCCTAAAACGAGGTCAGAATGACAAGGTTGTACCAAGTACAATTACGGCAAAAGCTTATTATCGAGATGGTGACAGTGCTACAAGAACGGCATATTCCGGTAGATGGTATGTGCAGACTTCCATGGATGGCTCTACATTTACAAACGTATTGGTTTCAACTGTAAATGAGCCGAGTAAAAGTTATACTGTTAGCTCACTGGATAGAAGCATTGTGTCTGTTAGATTTATCCTGTATGCAGCAGATGGAACTACAAATCAGCTGGATATGCAATCTGTCCCTGTGGTGATAGATGTGGACGCACTTACCCATGAAGAGATATTTAATCTTCTTACAAATAATGGTTCCATGAAAGGAATTTATAAAGAGGGCAACCAGTTATATATTTCGTTCACTTATGCAAAAGGCGGAACGTTGAAGCTTGGTGGTCCGAATAATGGATATGGCACCTTTGAGGTGTATGACGCGAATGGAAATATAATAGCTCAAATAGATAACTCGGTTGGGTTTAAAAACTTCAAGGGAAAAGAGTGGTTCCAGATAAATGAGTCTGTAGCTACAGCTGGTTACGATTCCTCCCATGTTCATGGACTTCTTGATTTATCCGCGCAATACTCTGATGGATATTGGACTGTTTTGGAGAGCAAACAAGCTGGTCTTCTTTTAAAAACAGTATCTAGGATGAAAGTTGAGACAACCGGAAGCAGTTCTCTGACTCTCAATGTGCCAGAAATGCCTAAGCTTATAACCGGTAGTAACTTGGGGAAAAATAATAATGGAGATGTCGGAACAATTGCGTCATCCTCTATGCATTATAAAGTACTCGGGAAAACCGTAAAAGAAGACGAACTGGAAGACCTCTATAAAATCAAGGTAATCTGGGCGAAGTACAAAGACGGATATCTTATGGAGCAAGACGAACGGTGCGGTAAAGAAATGCCAATGTTTATTGCAGAGGATATTGACCGCAGATTTCCAATCGCTGTCGATCATGACGAAAGGGGACGCGCCGAGAACTGGAACTATCGTATTATGATTCCCTGTATGTTCGCAATGCTGAAAAATGAGCATGAAAAAGTTAAAAATCTACAATCCGAGCTTGATTCCGTGAGAGCGGAATTGAATGAATTAAAGCAACTTATCAAACAACATATTTCAATGGAGGTATAAGACTATGGCTAATAATACTTGGAAAAATTACACGCAGAAAAGTACAGCTTTATCGGATAATGATGAAGTTATGCTGTTGGATTCCACTGACGGAAAGAACAAACGCGGACTAATGAGCAAGTTTTGGGATTATGTCGTTGATAAAATGTCAACGGCTGTTATCAGTAAATTGGAAACCGAAAACAAAGACAGTTATCGGGGGCGCTTAACTATTTAAATGGCAACTCATTGCGCAAGCTTGATATAAAAGATGACACCGCCGAAACAATAGGAAAACCAGTAGAAACTTTAAAAAATAACATAGAAAAATTTCAATCAAGTAACGATATTGTCTATTTTGGATTTATACAATGCGGAATAAGAGCTCAATATATCGGTTTTACAATTCTAGAAAATCAATATGCTTCTTTTTTAATTCATTTGGAACCGATCTTGTTCAGCTAAAACGCATTAATGGCAAGTGGGAATAAAATTATAAATCAAAAATTATTCCTTCAATTTTTACTATTCCATTCATATTTTCACCAGTGTGTCTGGTCCAAGCATATAAGGTTGTTTCAATTTTAGGACTAAATATAATACTGTATCTAATAGGATAATTAGTGATTTCTGGACTAATTATGTTTGAAACAGAAAGCTCCGTTTTGGAAGTTGAAATTTGCATTGCATCTGGTTTGACATCGTTCCAATTATTTGTAAAACAAAGTAATGCAATTTGGTTTTCTTTTATAGTTATTTCTGCGCCAGTATATGAGAGTTTTTCAGTTGTAGTTATTTTCACTTCCTTAACTATGGTTACGTGATTGCCATATAAATAGTTAGCGAAAAACAAATAAAATCGCAAAAACTCTATTCAAAAAAGATAATACATGATGTAATCAGTATAACCGAATAACAAAAAAGGAGTTGGGCTCCTGTCTACCAAACAAAAAGTCCAGCTCCAAGCACCACAAAGGGTACAGGAATATTATAACACGGTGTTTTCCCTTTGTGGTAACAACAGCCACGATTCTGTGAAATTTAATCATGGTAGGTATATTGTATAAAAATGTGGGGCTGAAATTCACAATTGCTCGTTGTATCATGTACTTATCAATATGAAAGGAATGATATAATGAGCAAATTACAGGAATTTTTAAACCTTGGTGATTATTACGCATCAAACGGCGGGTACCTTGAAAAGAAAAGTAATGCCTATCTGGATGATTTTAAAAAGAATGCAGGATATAACAATTACACCAAATTCGCAAGAGATGTAAATAGCTGGGGGCAACCAGGATGCCAGGGGCAGCCGTGGTGTGCAGAGTATCAGTTCTGGAAGCTGGTTAAAGTAATTGGAATCACAAATGCGCTCAAAATCATGGGCGGTGGTTTTTATAACTGTCAGAGCGTAAAAAACTGGTCAAAAAAACAGGGTACATGGCATACCACTCCAAAACTTGGCGCACTTCCGATTTTCCGAAATGGCTCCCATATTGGAGATGTGCAGAGCTTAACCAGCTCCAAAATTAATACCAACGAGGGAAATACTTCCAGTGCACCGGGAGTTGTAGCCAATGGAGGAGCAGTCCGAAATAAGTCCTATTCCATCAACGATCCAGCAATCGATGGATATGTTTGGATTGATTGGGAATCCTACGAAGATACAACCACATGGAAAAAGACTGGAACCAGAGTGGCAACAGTGAATGATTTGTATGTCCGCGAGACACCGAATGGTTACGTTATGGGTTCAATCAATAAAGGAACCGTTGTTGAAATTGACGGAAAGACAAGCGGAAAGTGGACGCATGTAAAAGTTTCTGGTATCGGCATTGGCTGGATCTGGACTGGATATCTGACAGAAAGGGCAAATTTCGAATCTTCCACTATCACAAACAAGCAGGACAAGAGCCAGGTTCTCTTTAAAGGAAATGCTACTGCAACTGTTCTGAATGTTCGTACATGGGCTGGAAC